CTTAGCAGTAGCGTATACAGTACGAACAACTTCACGGTTGATTTCTGCCAAGATTTCTGTAGACAGAATGTTAGACAGTTCGCCTTCAGCGTCTAGACCATGCACAGAGCGCAGATCTTGAGCCAATTCAACAGAGTATTCTGCCTTCAAAGCACGAGTCTTTGCAGTTACAGAAGTCTTTTCGATAGAGAAAGCCATTTGACCGAAAGAACCATCACCAGAACCACCTTGACCTAGACGTTCTGCAGCAGCAGTAGTCAGACCAGTACCAGTAGTGAAAGTACCATCAACTGGGTTAGAACCAGCGTGGGTGCCAGTACCAGAGAAGTCAGTGTCTGCTTCGTTGAACAGAGCTTCAGTACCGCTTTGGTTAGTGTAACGGCTCTTCATCGCGAAGATCAAGCCTGTTGGCTGAGTCATTGGCTGAACGCCAGCGATGTCATAAGCGATAAGTTGTGGCATAGAGCGACGAACTAAGCTGATCAGAACTGGGTCATAACCAGCCATTTGAGCGTTAGTACCAGCACCACCTAGAGCAACACCAGTACCACCGAAGTTGGTAGGAGCAGCTTCAAACAGAGCCTGAGATTGTTTAGCCATTTCGCGTTCTTGGTTTTCCAAAAGAACAGCGGTGACTTCTTTACGGTAGTGATCCTTGATAGGAGTGCTACTTTCGTGCTCCAGAATCGGAGCCCATTTCTTTAATAGATCTTGACGATTTGTCATTTTATTTTTCCTTTTATTTACGGTTGAGCATGTTTAGATAAGCACTCATCTTAGCGTCAACAACTTTGTCTTCGCTTAGCATTTCAACAGGGCTATCTGTTACAACAGATTTAACATCTGCATTTACCTTGGTTGTGAAGTAGTTTTCACGAATTGTCTGTACTTTGGTCTGGAAAGTAGCTTCGTCTTCGTATGATAGTTCTTCAACAAGTCCAGTGAACTTTTCTACTTCAGTATCAGTCAAACCTTCGCTAATGGTAGCAATGATTTGTTGACGCTTCATAGCAGAAACAGTCTTAGCCAATTCAATATTGGATGCGACTTGTTCGTTCAACTTTGTTTCCAAAGTGTCGACTTGCTCTTCTAAAGAACCAAGAACATCGAATTTCTCTTCAGGAACTTCAATGTAGTGTTCTTCAAATAAACTCTTCATACCAGAAACAAAACTTTCTAGAATATCAGACTTCATACCACGTTCAAGGGCGATCTCATTCTGTTCCATCCACTGCTCAACTACGTAGTTGAGATATCCATCAACTTGTTCAACTAGACCCTCAATATTCTTTGCCGCAGCTTCTTCTAGCTTGGCGTCGAATTCTTCTTCTAGACGTGCAACTTCAGCAGTTACGCGACTTGTGACAGCAGCTTCAAAAATGGTAGCAGCTTTTGTTCTGAATTCTTCAGACAATTGCTCTTCACCATTCATAAGTGCATCAATATCTTCTTTCATTCTGCCAGCTGCTTCAGGAGCAGATGCGTTAGCAGTAACTTTGTTTGCCTTCTTAGAAGTACCACCCTCTGCAGCTTTTTCGTTATCCACGTTGTTGCGTGCATTGTCTGGGTTTGGAGTTTCAGGAGCTGGCTTGACAGCTTCTTCTTCTATCTCGTCTTCTTCAAGTACTTCTTCAGCAACTAGATCATCAGCGTTGGCTTGTTCAGCCAATTTTGCTTTTCTAGATTCTGCTAGAAGTTCAGCGATTTTTTGTTCGATTGACATCGTTGTATCTCCTTAACTGGATTAGTTCTGTATTATTTATTATTTATCTGATTTTACTCAGGAAATCTTGGAAAGCACGTAACTTTGCTTCCTGTAAATTTTTAGAAGAGGCTTTTCTAATAAAGTCCTGCGCTTCTTCTATTTGTCTTTGGACGTACTTTCCATCAACAAATACCCATTCGCAACTTTCCATAATGCCTCTGACAAAGGCATCTGGTGCGGATGGGTCAGCAACGATGTCTGCCGCTGTTGACAGCATAAAATCGTCTTGTACAATTTGAACACCTTCTTTGTTCAGCTTTAATGAACCAAGTGCTCTGCTAGAAACACCCAAGTTAGCGCCACCGTCTAATAGACCGCGAGCGATATTTCCCATAGGGGTTTCCATAATTTTTGCTTTACCAATATAGTTTGTTCCTTCTTTACGAAGATCAACAATCATATGGGAAACGCGATCCAAATTAATGGATGGACTATCTGGATGACCCAACTCACCATATGCTCTGTTTTGTTTAACAGATTCTTTGATGTAACGTGCAACTTCAGTGTCCATTACAGACTCTGGATACATACGTCCATTACGGTTTGTTAGTTCAGATTGAAGAAAGATACCTTCAATGAAGTAGTCTTTCTTTTTACCGTCTTTACCTTCGACGATAAACTTTACTGATTCTGTTACTTCTTTAATAAGTTTCATTTTAGCTTCCTACTACAGTTTCATCGTCTTTAGATCCAAACTGCGCAGTTTCGACCTTAGGTGCGTAACCTGAAACCTTGCGTAGTTTTAAATACATTTCTACGTTGCCACTACCTGTTTGTGTTACAACAATATCATGGGTAGCATTAACGTTTTCTGGAGGCATTTCCTGACCGTCAAACAACATAGTATCAGAAGCATCTGTTGGTAGTGTTAAAATTCTAACAGAATTTCTATCAATGGCTAGAGTATTGCTTAACTCTCCACCCCAACGAACTGCAGTAATGGTAACAGTTTGAGTTGCACCAGCAAGTGCTTGGTTAGCATCCAGCAAGTCAGTCTGCAGATCAATAGTACTTGTGCCTGCAGCACCAGAAACTTTTACTACAGTTTCAGTTTCTGTCATTCTTATAATTGTTTTCGTTAAAGCCATTTTATTCCTCTAGCTGTTCAAGTACATGCAAAAAGTTTTCTTTTGATTCTCTCATATACTCTACGATATCTTTTTGATTAGTCAACAAGTTATTTAGTCTTAATTGCGTAGCCTCATTTATCGCAACTACCGAGTTATCATTTAGCTTATAGTGTATTTTGTTCTCAATGATAGTGTCTACTTTATTGAGTTTACGTATTTCGTAAACAACTGGGTCTACATTAAATAGGTTAGAAGAAGCAAGTTCAATGTATGATTCAATTAATGTGTCAG